CATAGCGAGCAAGGTGAAGTTTATGAGTGTGCTATGATGGGATTCGAGCACATGTATACAATGACTTTAGTTGAGTTTCTTAAAGATGGAGAAGCTCGTTCATACGGTGTTGAAAGAGTGGAGATATAATTATGGGTGTATGGAGAGTTAGAGCTACAAATCCTCGAGGTGGTTTTTACCAAGAGGTTTTCAATTGTCCTTTCGAGGCGGATGCAAAGCATTCGAACCTTTGGACTGAACGAGACGTAGATGGGAATCTAAAATATTCTATGGTCTCGACGAAAAAAATAGAAGAGCCATGGGCAAACAAGGAGGTTGCGTAATGTCACCAGTTATTGAAGATGATGGATTCATCACAGTTCATCCCCCTATAGAAGGAACATATTATTATGGTGGAAAACTCTACGACACTAACATTGATTCGAGAGATCGGCGCCACGGTGGTCCATTCGATCGTGGAATGGCTGATAGTTACTATCGTAGCGGTAGAGACCCTCACTTTTATGTTGGTAATACTGGTACTTCAGATCGTGTTGACGAAGCACAAATGAGTGAAGAAGAAATAGATGCATATCATGCAGGATTTTCTTACAATCAGAATATCGAACAGGACTTTAAGGAATGGTAGATGATATTATTAGATTATAACGCAATTGCTATTGGTAACGTTGCGGTACAAAGGTTGGCGGCAGACGAAGGTCTGATCCGCCACATGATACTTAATTCTATTCGTATGTATCGACAAAAGTTTCACAAAGAATATGGTGAAATGGTTATTGTTGCAGACGGTATGAACAATTGGCGTAAGGAAGCATTTCCTCAATACAAGGCAGCACGTAGAAAGAAACGTGATGAGTCGACTATTGATTGGAATGAAGTCTTTCGTATTATTAATATGGTACGTGAAGAGATTCAAGAAAACTTTCCTTACAAAGTTATGCATGAAGATGGATGTGAAGCTGATGATGTGATTGCACAACTTGCACTTGAGACACAAGAGTTCGGTAAATACGAACCTGTAATGATTGTCTCAGCAGATGGTGACTTTAAACAATTACAAGTCTACAAGAATATCAAGCAATTCTCTCCTCTACTCAAAAAGATGGTAGTGGAACCTAATCCTCGTACGTATCTTGCTGAGCATATTCTCAAAGGTGATGCGGGTGATGGCATACCAAATGTATTATCTGACGATAATGTTTTTGTAGACGGCAGAAGACAAGGTATATTATCCGCCAAAAAGAAAGCTGCATTACTGGATGATCCACGCGCTCTTGGTGATGAAATATACCGCAATTATCAGAGAAATCAGCAACTTATAGATTTGACAAATTGTCCAGAATCTGTAAAAGAAAGTATTATAAATAATTTTGAACAGCAGGATCCATGGGGCAATAGGCCTAAAGTGTTTCCTTATCTTGTTCAAAAACGATGTAAATTATTGATTGAATGTGTAGGAGAATTTATTTAATGAAACTTGTTTATGAAGTGTTAGAAGAAGCACGTAAGAAACGAGCAAAGGCTGACAAAATTAAGGTTCTAAAAGACAACGAAACGTGGGCTTTAAAAGACATCTTGCGCGGGTCAACTGACACGACTATTGCTTTCAACTTGCCTGAAGGGGCGCCTCCATATACTCCTTCGCCGGCTGAAAGCGCACCGACCAACCTTCAAAAAAGAAATAAAGAATTTCACTGGTTCGTAAAAGGAGGTCCAGGAGACAACCTAAAAAATTTCGAACGTCAGAAAAGATATATTCAACTTTTAGAAGGTATTCACCCTGAAGATGCTAAATTAGTTATCATGATGGTTAGCAAAGAAAAACCTGAAGGAGTTAGTCGACCAGTTATCGATGAAGCTTTTCCAGGATTGTTAAAGGACGAAGGCTAATGCGGCGATTCATTCTAACAAACTAAATTGAACCACTGAGCTCCGGCTTCGGTGGTTTTTTTACTTAGGAGAAAGATAAGTATGATATCAGCAAAAATCGAAAGATTGAAGAGGGATTCACGAGAGTTAGAAAATTATGTACATAAACTGGTTAACAAGGGCAAACATGACATTGCCAACAAGGTTAGGAAACGTAAAGACTTTTTAGATTACCACATTGCTGAACTAAAAAAAGTAGGTTAGGAGGAAATTAACTGTGTACTTCTCCGCTAAATCTGTGTATAATAAATTATCGCTATGAAGCGGAGGAGTATACTATGAATATTTTTGTGTTAGACATTAACCCTGTAACAGCTGCTCAAATGCAATGTGACAAGCACGTTGTCAAAATGATTGTAGAGTCAGCTCAAATGTTATCAACAGCTCATCGGATGATCGATGGTTACCTCGAAAAACGTCCGTCGAAATCTGGTAAAAGAATGGTTGATTATTGGGTGCATCCACGTCAAGAGATGGAAGAAAATCTTTACAAAGCTGTACATCATAAGCATCCATGTACTGTGTGGACTCAACAATCAGTTTACAATTATCGTTGGCATTACGATCATTTCTGTGCTTTGCTCAACGAATATACTTATCGCTATGATAAAAAACACAGTACAGAAAAACTAAAGTTCTGGTTAGCTCCAGTTCCTAGAAAAATACCGCAAGTCAAATGGACTGAATTTCCACTTGCTATGCAACACGAACCACAATGTATACATGAAGGTCAAACGGTAAGATCTTATCGCGAATACTATCAAACAAAACAAGATCGATTCAAAATGGTATGGACAAAGCGTCCTGTACCTGAATGGTTCAACGTAGCGTAATTATATATATTTTTTTATAGGGAAATATTATGCCAATCTATACGCTAGAAAATAAAGAGACTCAAGAGACTTGGGAAGTCAACATGAGTTATGAGCAGCTTAAAATTACTTTAAACAAAGATAGACGATTAAGACATGTTATTAAGCCAATAAAGATTGCGGCTAATGCGGGTCAATCAAACATTTCGAAAGCCGGTGAAGGTTGGAGAGATGTATTAAAAGAAGTAAAGAAAAACAGCGGACGGCGTAACAACATTAATGTCTAGACGAAGTGCTAAGAGCTCTATGGTGAAACTTGAAAACTTGTTTCCACTAGAGCCGATGACTCCAGCGCAAGAAGAAGTGTGTAATGCGTGGGATGACGGAGACAACATTATTATGTCAGGTTCACCAGGAACCGGCAAAACTTTTCTTGGTTTACACCTTGCTTTAGAAGAGGTGCTAGATCGAGAAACCGTATATGATAATGTAACACTAGTTAGATCTATAGTACCGACACGTGAAATCGGTTATTTGCCAGGATCTAAAAACGAAAAGGAGGAAGCCTATACCTCGCCATACAAAAGTATCTTACAAGAATTATTCAATGACAAAGAAGCATGGTTCAAACTTGAACAACAAAAGCTTCTTAACTTTGAATCAACTTCATTCATACGTGGCATAACATTTAATGATACGATTATAGTTGTTGATGAAATGCAGAATCTAAACTTTCACGAACTAGATTCAGTTATCACACGTATTGGTAGAAACTGTAAGATTATTTTTTGTGGAGATTATCATCAATCCGACTTTAAATATGATGATGAAAAAAACGGACTAATAAATTTTATACAGATTGCGGAACAACTCAAAGACTTTACCCATGTTGAATTTGGATGGGAAGATATTGTAAGATCCGGAGTTGTCCGTGATTATATTATGGCAAAAGAAATGTACATGAGAAAAGGATAATGTCATGGCTAAATATGCTCGCTTCGATCCTCGTAATAAAAAGAAGGGTCGAAACAAGAATAATTATCTGAGTAATGAACCTAAGATAAAATTTTCTGAAAAAGAGTATGATAAGATTATGAATGATGTGAAAGAAGATGAAACAATTTATACACGAAAAGATAGATCTAGGATATGACGATCTCACCGCAGACACAACCGACTCCGGTCGTGTTTATAAAACCCCGGATGGTAGTCGATATCCAAGTATCACCACTGTGCTTAGCTTACTTTCTCGCGATGCAATCAGAGCGTGGAGAGAACGAGTAGGCGAAGAAGAAGCTAATAAAGTTTCTTACCGAGCATCAACACGTGGTACTAAAGTTCATGAGATAGTCGAACAATATCTAGATAATGAACATGATCCAACTAAATGGACTCCAGATATTTTAGCATCTTTGGAGAACCTAAAACCTTACCTTCACAGAATAGATACAATATATGAACAAGAATGTCCGCTATATTCTAACTATTTGGGCGTCGCTGGTCGTGTTGACTGCGTTGGTCGATTCGATGGGGTACCTTCAATAATCGATTTTAAAACGTCTAAAAGAATTAAAACTAAAGATAAAATCAAAAACTATTTCATGCAAGAAGCTGCATATGCTATAATGTGGGAAGAACGAACAGGGATGCCTATAGTCAACCTTGTTACTATCATGGATGTTGATAACGAACGTCCTTTATTATTTAAAGAGCATAGGGATAATTGGACTGATGATTTACTCGAAGCAATCGAAGCGTACCGTTATGAGGTACGTACCGCTCCTGCGTAAATATTTTAAAAGAATTGGAATTGCACTTTCTGTATTGTTTAATGTAATATTAGGTGGTGCATCTAATCAAACTTTTTCTGCTCGCCAGTATGAGAGAAAAAGAGATGGTCAATCAAATTTAGTATGGCTAATTGACATGGTTATATTCTTTGATTCTGATCATTGTATGATGAGTTGGTTATACTGGAAAACAACTAAAGATATCCGTTTAGTGAAAGGAAAATACACACATGAATTTCTTTACAGTCCTGAATATGAGAAGCCAATGGGAAGAACTAGTACAGAAAGGCCGTGGCTTTAATTTGCCAGACCTTAATGGTACTATAAATAACATCGAGTACTTCGTAGAAGAAGGCTATAAGAAAAATAGGTTCCGTAAAAATTATAAACCCGTGATGGAACTATCAAAACAAATACTGGGAGAAGTATATGGCGAAGAAACAAAAGGTTCTTCAAAGTGATTCCATATTTAATGAACTCGATGTTGACGGTGACGGAGTCATAACCGAC